CTCGAATCCCCTATCCATTACTTGATACCTAGTTCGTCTTCTGTTATGATCTTGAATTCAATCATTCTGTCAGCACAGAACTCTTCAGCAGCCTTCCACTTTGCTTGGTTTTTTGCATACTCCATCGTCTCATAGATGAACGATTTTGTTTTTCTTTTACTGGGTTTTGGTGGACGTGTCTGCTTTTTTGGTTTAACTTCAATTACATAAGTCTTTGTTCTGCCAGAGTTCTCTCTCAACTTGACGATAAAGTCTGGGAAATACTTATGAACTCTATTATCAATCGGAGAGACATATGGAATTGAAAACTCTTCACTACCCCACTGAAGAACATTCTCATTCAGGTCACACCATCTGCAGAACTTGCGCTCCCAACTACTACGACATATGATATTGTTTGGGTTACCTTTGTATTTCTT